GACTGGAAAGACTTCTGGGAGAATGAAGATAAAGCCGAAATCTTAACTGAGTAATTTGTCGGGATACCCCTATAAATAACCCTAGATTGTTGTAACATAGTTAAGTGCCAGTCCAAAGGATTAGTAAAGGGTTTAAGGACGTTAGTGCAACGTTCAAGATTAACCCTATGAACTACGACGTTATTGGGTTGAAGAATGAGACAGCTATTGCTCGTTCTATTCGTAACCTCATCTTTACGATACCTGGCGAGAAACCATTTGAACCTAATATCGGTTCTAGGGTCACAAACCTGTTATTTGAAAATCTGGATGTTCTAACTGCTAGTTCAATCCAAACTGAAATTGAAGCTACGATCGGTAATTACGAACCTAGAGTCAAGTTAGTTCAGGTAAGGGTGACACCTAATTATGATAATAACGAATTTGATTGTTACATCAAATATAATATTGTTGGAATCGAAGTTCCACAACAACAATTATCATTTGTATTACAACCGACTAGGTAAATGCCTCTAGTTAATTTTAGCAACTTAGATTTTGATCAGATCAAGGAGTCCATCAAGGACTATCTTCGTGCGAACTCAAATTTCACTGATTATGATTTTGAGGGATCAAATCTAACCACAATTATCGATACGTTAGCATATAATACGTACATCACCTCATATAATGCCAATATGGTATCAAATGAGGTATTCATTGATAGTGCCACGCTCAGGGAGAACGTGGTGTCTCTAGCACGCAATATAGGGTATGTACCAAGGTCTAGAAAGAGTTCAGTAGCAAATGTATCTTTCGTTGTAAATGCCGCTAATACAACCGCAGTTACTCTGACACTCAAAGCAGGTGCTGTATTGACTTCAAGGTCAACACAGTCTGATAAGAATAAAAATTATATCTTCTCAATTCCAAATGATATTACCGTTCCTGTAGATGCGGACGGTTTTGCACGTTTTAATATCGATGTATATGAAGGAACATTTGTAACTCAAACGTTCACCGTCGATTCTGGTAACCCACAACAGAAATTTATCCTTCCAAACTCTGGTATTGACACTGACACTTTATCGGTAATCGTTAAAGATACTGCACTTTCAACAGTTTCAAGGAAATTTGAACTTTTTGACAGTCTCTTTAACGTCACTAAGTCCACAAGGTCTTACTTTATTCATGAAATTTCGCAGGAGAGATATGAATTACTGTTCGGAGACGGAATTTTTGGCGTCAAACTTGATAATTCTAACTTTATTCAGGCAACATACATTATTTCCAACGGTTCAGCCGCCAACAATATCACTAATTTCACTTATATCGGCAATATCGTAGACAATAATGGCGCCAATGTAAGCCAGGGAGTTTCAATTGTCTCGACTAATAGACCATCTGGTGGTGGTAAATCGATCGAAAGTGTAGAATCAGTTAAAAAATACGCTCCTCAGATCTATGCATCACAAAATAGGGCAGTCACAGCAGCTGATTATGAGGCTTTAGTCCCACAAATCTACCCAGAAGCCGAATCTGTCTCTGCTTTTGGAGGTGAAGACCTCACTCCACCCGAATTTGGAAAAGTTTTTATCAGTATTAAACCATATAATGGCGTATTTTTGTCAAGTGCTATCAAACAAAACTTACAACAGAGTATTAAAAGGTACACAGTAGCAGGAATTAGACCTGAAATAATCGATCTTAAGTATCTTTACGTTGAAGCTGATATTGAAGCGTATTATAACTCGAACAAAGCACCTTCTCCATCGTTTGTTCAGAACTTAGTCACTCAAAATATTCAAAAATACTCAGATTCTTCCGAATTAAATCAATTCGGTGCTCGATTTAAGTATTCTAAGTTCCAAAAAGTTGTTGATAGTAGTAATGAGTCGATTACATCGAACATTACGACCGTCAAAATGCGAAGAGACATGCAAGTAAGACTCAATACCTTCGCAGAATATGAACTTTGCTTTGGGAATCGGTTCCATGTCAAAAATCATGGTCATTCTCCAGTATATCAAGGTACTTTGCTCGGTTATAACATTAGATCAACTGGATTTACAGTAAGTGGAATTAGTGGAACTGTCTATCTTGGTGATAGACCTACTGGAAATCTTGAAAAGGGGACAATTTTCTTGTTTAAACTGAATTCTCCAACTGAACCAATCATTGTAAAACAAAATATTGGTGTAATTGACTATATGAAGGGAGAAATAAAATTGAATCCCATCAATATCATTAGTACAGTGGTGAATAAGAATTCTCCTATTGTTGAAGTATCTGTAAATCCCTTCTCAAATGATGTGATTGGTCTCCAAGATCTCTATCTACAATTGGATGTAAATAATACAACAGTGAGTTCTGTTGCTGATAACATTTCTTCTGGAAATGATGTATCTGGTACAAATTATATTGTTTCATCAAGTTATGGCTTGAATACTTTGGTAAGAGGTAATCCAATTGTTACTGTTGACGTAGATCCAACACTTGAAGCTCAATCATCTTCACCTACGACTGTAACACCTTCGACAACATCTTCTAATACTTTCGGTAGATCCACAACATCGTCCTATTAATAAAAAATGGCAGTAGATAGAGTAAAATTCCAGGAAATTGTCGCCAGTCAACTTCCAAGATATGTTAGAGAAGATTTTCCTCTTCTTGGGGAGTTTTTAGAGCAATATTATATTTCTCAAGAGTCTCAAAGTGGACCTGTTGATATTATAAACAATATTGACCAATACGTAAAGGTTGAAGAGTTATTTGATATTGTCGATAATACATCTTTAACGTCTGATATTTCCTTTACGACGAAAGAAATCCCTGTATCGTCTACAATTGGTTTCCCTGATGCAAACGGAATCATTCAGATTGATGATGAGGTCATATATTACACTGGAATCACTTCAACTTCTTTTACTGGATGTAAAAGAGGATTTAGTGGTATAACGACATATGTTTCTACAGGTAATCCTGACGAATTGACTTTTAGTCAGACCGAAACCAACAAACATACCACAAGCACAAAAGTAAAGAACCTGAATGTTCTGTTTTTGAAACAGTTTTTAAACAAACTGAAAAAACAGGTCACACCAGGTTACGATGATAGAAATTTTTACGAAGATTTAAATAAGAAGAATTTCATTTACAACTCGAAGAGTTTTTACTCTTCAAAAGGTACCGATCAGTCATTTGAAATTTTATTCCGAGCATTATATGGTGAAGATGTTGAAATTTTGAAACCATCGGAGTTTCTGCTCACCCCTTCTAATGCCGATTACAAAATAACTCAAGACTATGTTGTCGAAAAACTTTCAGGTGACCCTTTAGATTTAAAAAACCTTACTATTTTCCAAAGAAGAACTGGAGCAAGAGGTTCTGTCACTAATGTTCAACAAATTCCATATGCTGACTATCAATTCTATCAAGTAAGTATTGATTCTGGAAATGACAACACAAGTGTTACTGGTTCGATTTTTGGTGAATTCAAACCTAACCCTTTAACAAAACTTCTTGAGAATGTAAGTATCGGTGCATCAATTATTAGTGTTGACTCTACTGTAGATTTCCCAGAGTTTGGAAATTTGGCCATCGTTGACGAAGATGGTCGAGAATTGTCAATTGCATACACTGGAAAGACTTCTAACCAGTTTTATAACTGTTCGGGAATTATTAATGAGTTAGAAAAGACAGTAGATGTCAAATTTGACGACTATTCTTATGCATATGTTGGAATTAATACAGATACTGAGATTCAGGTTCGCTTTACGTCAACACTGAAGGATTTTGTCCAAAATGATAAGACAAATTACTTCAGACCTCTAGATACTATTCAAATTAAATCTCTTGGTTATGAGGCTCCTGGTAAAAAGAGTAATAATTGGCTTTTAAACGTCAAACCAAAATATAAAGTAGGTGAAACCACAGTTATTGACGCAACTGCATTCATCTATCAATTTAAATTCCTTGAAACTCACTTTTTTAGTGAGGGATATGAACTGAGATATGAAAATGAGGATAAGACGGTATCTTTGTTGGGAACTGTTGTCAGAGTTATTTCCAATGACACTGTTAATGTAAGATTCTCTGCTCAGATACCTCTTACTGGTACATTTTTCGTTGAAAATCAACTTTTAAAGGGAGATTCGACAAAATATCCTTACCTTGAAGAGTTTGTTGCAAACGTTCAGAATACGTATGCAAAATTTAACGGGGATGTGATGGTCGCATCCAACTCAATACCAAAATTTGATGATATTTTAACAAATACGTACAACTGTAGTGTCACATTCTCAGCATCACTTAAAAGTACAAAAATATTAGATCTTCCTACTAATCCCACTTCTTTGCCTGATCATGGATTTCATACTGGAGATTCAGTTTACTTCCAGTCAGCTGGTACAGGATTTGAAAATATTCCATCAGCATCATATTTTGTAAAAAGAATTGATGAGAGTAAAATTAGTCTTGCAAGAAGTAAGGCAGACTTATTCCGAAATACTTTTGTAACATTCAACGGGTCTGTCACTAATGCATCTCTGACATTACTTGAATTCTACAAGAAAAATATTGAACCACAGGGTATTTACAGACAAATACTTGAACCTACTAATAATAGAGTTGATAACCAAATAACAAAGGCAGGGACCACTGGTATTTGGAATAATGGTGTTGAGCTATTGAACTATAAGTCAACCAATAGTGTTTATTATGGTGATATTCTTGGATTCACCGTTACACGAGGTGGACAAGATTATGATATTATCAATCCTCCAGTAGTTAAAATATCTGATGAAGTTGGAACTGGTGCTACTGGTGTTGCTAATGTCTTAGGTAATTTAGTAAGACTTGATGTAACTGATGGTGGTATGGGTTATTACGCACCACCGACTATTACAATTACGGGTGGTAATGGATTTGGTGCGGCCGCAGAGCCTAGAATGATTTCTGTCATACATGAAAATCCATTCATTGCCGACTCATCTAATGTAATAAGTTTAGCAAATAATGAAATTACATTTAGAAATGATCACAAATTTCTTGATGGTGAAAGTGTCATCTACGAAACAAGAGGTACGAAGGGTATAGCTGGTCTTACCACTGAGTCTGAATATTTTGTATTTGTTAGTGGTCAAAAAACTCTTAAACTTCATACAACAAGAGCCGATGCAATCGCAGGTGTCAATACTGTTGGATTCACTCAGTTTGGTAATGGTGTTCAATATTTACGTGCATCAAAACTTAAATCTATTGTATCAAGTGTTGTTATTACAAATCCTGGAGAGGGATACGAGAATAAACAAAGAGTTATTCCAACTGTTGGTGTTAACACTGTTTCAAACAGAGTTGAAATTCAAAATCATGGATACAGAGATGGAGAAGTCGTTAGATACACGAGAGATAGTTCTTTACCAAGAGTACAGGGACTATATGAAAATAGAGATTATTACGTAATTAAAGTAAATGAAGATGAATTTTCTCTAACAGAAGTTGGAAGTGGTACACAGGGTAAATCTTATTTTTATGATAGAAAGATAACTGTTAATTTTGTAAATGCAGGAAGAGGTTCTTTTAATTATCCTCCAATCACAGTTGATGTAGAGGGTGCAGCATCATCTTTCGATAAGACATTCGTTGAGGATTTCCAAGAATTATATGTTATTGAGTCTCCAATCACTGAAAATATTATTACTCCAGTCTCCGTTCTTGCTTGGACTGATACCGAGGCAGAGATTCACAATCCATATTATGTTTTAGTTAGTGAAAATGCAAATTGGCTTATCAGTGATGATCCATTCATTGGTAACATTCTTCTTTATGAAGCAAAGTTACAACCCGTATTCAGAGGTTCTATTCAATCTATTGATCGTGTTTCTGGTGGTGTTGGATATGGAGCATCCACTATTATCGATTTTAACAGACAACCAGAAATCACATTTGAATCTGGAGAAGGTGCGGTTTTAACTCCGATTATAAACAATGGTAAAATTACAGAGGTAGTTGTAAATTCTCCTGGAAACGGATACAACTCTCCACCAGATTTAGTCGTTAGAAGTTTAGACAATAAAGGGGATTATGCTATTCTTGTCCCGATCATTGAGAATGGTCAAATCAAAAGTGTAACGATTCAAAAGACTGGATTAGGATACACTCCTGGAAAGACTTCTATTGATGTCATTGCCTCAGGTCGTGGTGCAAGAGTTCAAACTAACGTAAGAGCATGGAATGTTAACTTATTTGAGAAAACCTTTCAAAACATTGGTGACGATGATTGTGTTTTAACTGAAAATATCGCAAACACTTCTTTGCAGTTCGCATCATTCTATGCTCCTAGACCTCTCAGAGCTGGTTCAAATTCTGTTAATGGATTCGAAGAAGACAATATCAAGTATGGTCTTTTTGACTTACAATTGACCACAGGTGGTGAAGAGACCTCTAGTGGATTCCACTCTCCAATTTTGGGATGGGCTTATGATGGAAATCCCATTTATGGTCCATATGCATATGACAAGATCAATGGATCAGGTAATATCCGCAGAATGAAGAGTGGTTACAAGTTAAAGAATACTCCAGTAAACAGACCATCATACACAGCATTCCAAAATGGATTCTTTGTTGATGATTATGAATTTGTTGGGGATGGTGACCTTGACGAGTACAATGGTAGATTCTGTGTTACTCCAGATTATCCTAATGGAGTATATGCATATTTCTGTACAATAAGTGATAATATAGAATCAACTGGACCTTTCAATAGTTACAGACTTCCTCAGTTCCCATATGTAATTGGTGACAAATATAGGTCTTTACCTGTTGATTTTAATTTTAAGGCAACTTCTAATCAAACCGATTACAATATCACCAAAAATAATTGGTTTAGAAACACCAGATTCTATTTTACAAATGGTGGTAATAATGGATACGACTATATCTTTAATTCTGATTTAATTAGAAATTCATCCATTGATATTACATCAACCACATTGGGTGGTATTGATATTTTAAATATCAAAGATCCTGGTCATAACTATAAAGTAAATGATAAGATTATCTTTGATTCATCTCAAACCAGTGGAAGAGGTGTAAATTGGAGAGTCTCTGAAATCAAGGGTAAAGACATTGAACAGGTAAGTCTTGCAACCACTGTTTTTGATGCATCAGAAATTATTGGAGATAATTCAGCAAATAGTTTCTTAGGAATAACTTCATCACCTCACGGTTTCTTAACAAACGATATTGTCTTCGTTGATGGTTTGTCTCAATTCTATAGGGGTCTTGGTGGGGCATATAGAGTTGGTGTGACAAGTGAAAGATGGTATACGTCTGTAGGTATTGCAACGGGAACGACGACTGGTATCGTCACTTATGTCTATCTTAACGGTATCATTGACCCCTCCGTCGTTAGACCTAATGATATTTTAAGAATTGATAGTGAGCAATTTAAGGTATTAAATCTGGATGCAGTATCTGGAAGAATTAGAGTCCTTAGAGGTCACAATAACACACTTCAGGTCACTCATTCAGCGGATACTCTTGTTAGAGATGATCCCAGAAAGGTAAGGTTTACTACCACTGGTATTAGTACCAATAAACCTGTCACCACAAACAGAACTCATTACTTCATGCCAAATGAGTCTGTAGGTCTTGGAACTGCAACTACAGGAACAGCAACAACAATTACATTCTCAAATCCTGGTGTGGGTGTCACCCAGATAAGACTTCAACAACAACAGTTCTTCTATCCAGATCATGGTTTTGAACTTAACACTCCACTCAAGTATTATACAAATGGTGGTACATCTTTAGCAGTTTGGAGTGGTATTCAAAGTTCCGCAATATTCAATCTCGAAGAAACAAGAGATCTGTTTGCAGTTCCACTTACTAGAGATATAATTGGTCTGGCATCAGATCGTGTAGCATTGAGCACAGTTACTAGTCAATACGTTGGTGTTGATTCTTCTAAGGGTGGATTGTTATACTTTACTAATTCTACAGGTCTTGGAGTTACTCATAGTCTTGTGACTGTTCTTCCCCAAGTTCTTACTGGAAGAATCTCTCAAAATGTAGTCACAGTTTCGACAGGTGAAACTCATGGAATGAAGAGAGGGGATAGGATTTCGGTTGACGTAAATCCAACCACAACCTCAACAATTAAAGTATTTTATGATGATTATAATAGAAGAATAGTATTTGATAAAGATACTATTGAACCATCAGGTATTAACACAAGCGGTAATATGATTACCGTTCCAAGTAATAAGTACAGAACTGGTGATAAAATCATTTATACTTCTGGCGACCCTTCGGAGGGTTTAATAGCGTCAGGAATGTATTATGTCTTCGTTTACAAACGGAATATCATCAAGCTTGTCATGGATAAGTTTGAATTGTATACGGAAAATCCAACCTTTGTAAATGTTGGCTCTGCAACTACAGGAACTATTGCTCGAATTAATCCTAGAATTGAAGTTCAAAAAAATCAGAACTTAAAGTTTGACTTATCCGACCCCTCATTATCATTTGTTGATAAGGGAATCACTTATTCTGCATTTGAGATGCACATCTACAGTGATTCTCAGAAGATTAATGAGTTCTTTACTACAAAAACAGACTCAACATTTGAAGTCACAACTGAGGGTAACATTGGTATTGATAGTACTGCGAACCTCACTTTAAATGTAAGTGACAATATTCCCAGAATTCTGTACTATGGTTTTGAACCAGATAATCTCGATATCATACCACCAGTAAAATTGAGAATATTTGAAGATGATACAGTATTTGAAAATAATAGTATTGGAATCGTTCCCAATAAGTTTGATGGTGTTTACAGTGTAGTTGGAGTTACATCAGATACCTATGATTACAATATTCCTTTTGATAGTGACACAATAACTTCTTATGGTTCTACAAGTGCAACGATGAAATATCACACTTCATCTTTGACTGCACAAGGACCTATTCATACTGTTAATGCTATTAACAAAGGGCTTGGATATAAAACTCTTCCTGGGTTTACTTCTGTAAGAAGTGCTACAGGAACTGGTGCATTATTAGAACCAAGGAGCACAACAATTGGTTCGATTCTCAAACAGAAGATGAACTACATTGGGTTTGGTTTCCCATCAGATAATACTCTTAATGCTGTCGGATCTCTCCCTCAAGTTCTTAGAGTTGATCCTCTTGGATCTTTTGAGTCAATAGGAATTTCTTCGGGTGGTGTAAATTATAGTCAACCTCCACAATTGGTGGTTCTTGATGGTGTCACAGGAAAACAGATTACTGATCTTGATTTGAGATTTGGTAATGATGATAACTTCATTACTATTGTTCAAAATACACAATCTTTGAATGACGTTGAACCACAGATTATACCCCTTCAAAATACCAATGGTTTTAGTATTAGTTCAATTACATACAATAACTCAACAAAAATTGTACGTTTAAGTTTCTCAAAACAGTTCAGTGATGCCAAAGATTGGCCATTTAAAGTCGGTGAAGAAATTCTTGTTGAAAACGTTGCAGTTGGTTTTGGTACAACAGGTACAGGATACAACTCTGAAGATTATGGATTCAAACTTTTCAAAGTTACATCTCTTGACAGTAATCTGGGTGGAAGTGGCTCGTATGTTGAATATGACCTTACGGATGTTCTTGCAACAGGTGAGGCTCCAGGTAATATTACTAGTGTAGTATCTGGATCCGTCACTCCTAAAACATTCTTCCCCATATTTGATCCTGTAATTAAGGTAGCACCTTTATTGACTGGAGAAAAAGTAACTAACGAAGGGAGAAGTGGTATCGTAGAAAGATTTGATAATGTAAGTAGATATCTATTTGTTTCATCTGAGGAAAATTTCGTACCAGGAACAGACATTGTATCCGAATCTTCTGGTGTTAAGGCATCAATCATTGAGAAAATTCCATTCAACTCCACAATTAAACTTGGTGTTGGTGCAACATTTATTGATGGTTGGCAAACGAACTCAGGTTTCTTAAATGACAATCTTCAGGTCATTCCAAACAATGAATACTATCAGAACTTCTCATATTCTCTCAAATCAAGAATTGATTTAGAAACTTGGGAAGATGCTGTAAGTTCGCTTAATCATACTGCAGGTTTCCAGAAATTTGCCGATTTGGTTATTGATAATAATGCACCTGGTATTGTTACTGCAGCAGATATTGAGATTTCTACTGTTGTCGATCTCATTGGTGAGGGAATGCTTAACTGTTTCCCCGACTTCGATGGAGCTACTGAGAGAACTTTAGATATTTCTGAAGGTAGAACAATATCTAATGAGATTGTATTTGAAAACAAGGTTCTGGTCGATTATTTTGAGTCGAGAGGGAACAGAGTTCTAAGAATTGATGACTTTAGTAACGAGTTTGATAGTGAGCCAAGAGATACACCTTATTCGATCATTAGTTTCTTTGATAACAAATATGCATGGAATAAGTTCTTTACTCTTATTCAGGATACAGAAATTAGAAATAGGAAACAGTTTGGTATTGTAACTCTTCTCCAAAATGGTTCAGAGGGTTATTTAAATCAATACGGTACACTTGATACTGGTAAACCTCTCGGCTCTTTCGATTATATCAGTATCGGAACAAGCCAGTTTGGTCTTCAATGGTATCCAAACCTTTTCGAATTTAATAATTACGAAGTTTCTTACTTCAATTTTGCAGGTCTAGAGAGTGTAACTGGGATAGGTTCAACTGCCATCGGTAGTATGGTTTCAGTTGCTTCATCGTCTGTCTCTGTTGCAGCTGGTACCACAACGAGAATTCTGGAAATTCCAACCGCAACAAGATCAGCAAAACTCCATATTCAAATGGAGGATGGTAATGACAACTATTTCTACAATGAACTTAATGTTCTTCATGATGGTACAAATGTACAACTCCTTCAATATGGTGATGTTGACACCACTGGTGGACCATCTTCTGGATTTGGAACATACACTGCAAACATTAGTGGAAGTAATATCGAAATTGATATTCATCCAATAGTAGGAACTGCTGTAAGCACGAACATCTTATCAGTTGAGGTACATGGTACTAACACTGGTGTTGATACCACTGGTATGATCGTTACAAACCTTTCTTCGTACCACACAGGAATTTCTTCATCTGCCACACCTTCTGCAAATGAGATTGCTTCTTATAATGATCCATTTGCTGCCGAATACTTCATGGTCACTGTCCATGACACAACAAATGATGAATATGAAATGTTTGAATGTCATGTTCTTGACTCAAACAATAATAACATCACGAAGTACGGACAAATTGATACCATTTCTGGTGTAGGTCTTGGTACTGTTGGTATGACGAAGACTGGAAGTGCAGTAAGTCTGAACTTCACTCCAAATGCAAACATTGCCGTTGATGTTAAGATATTTGGTATTGGTCTGAAGAACTTCAACAATATTACAGGTATCACTTCAATTAGCGATCTTCAGAATAACATTCTGTTCTCTAATCATGGTACATACACAGGAACGAAGTTTGATACAAAAAGAGCTTTCAACCTTAAGCACAATGGTCTCCCAATTTTCCAGAGAGCATTCCTTGGAAACAATTCATCTATTGTAAATCTTACAAACAACTCAATTAACATTCCTGACCACTTCTTCGTCACAGGTGAAAAGCTCGTTTACAGTTATGAGAACTCATTAGTAGAATCTACAAATGCTATCGGTATTGTTACACAATCAATTGCCGGTGTTTCTACGGATAAACTTCCAACTGAAGTCTTTGCAGTTAAAATTAGTAATTCTGCAGTTGGTCTTGCAACTAATGCTGCTGCAGCATTGGCAGCAACTCCAGACACAATTGATCTCCTGACACTTGGTATTGGTACATTCCATAAACTTACATCAACAAATCAAAATGCAAGAGCCTTGATGGCTATTGACAATATGATTCAGGCTCCAGTCACTGAGGTTGTGGTTTCGACCACTTTGGATCAAGAACTCATATTTGACGTAGATTTTGAAGTTACTGGTATTACATCATTCAGATCTAATGACCTTATCAAGATTGATGATGAAATCATGTTGATTCAGAACATTGGTGTTGGTCAAACTAACAACTTTAAGGTTCTCAGAGCACAAATGGGTACGGGAGTTGCAACTCATGCAAATGGTGCTACTGTCCAAAGACTTGGCGGTAATTACAACATTGTTAACAATACAGTCCACTTTGCCTCGGCACCATTCGGCGGAATCCCAATCGGAACAGATACAGCAGGTCCTGATAATGTAGATTGGTCTGGTATCACCACTCATTCTACATTCCAAGGTAGAACTTTCATGAGAAGTGGTCTTGAGGATGATACTTCAAGTACTTATAGTAGTAACTTTACTTTTGACAATATCCAGAAGGATTTCAACGGTCAAACTAAGAACTTCTCACTCTTACAGAATGGAAGTAACGTTATTGGATTCTCTACAAACCAAGCAATTATCCTGAACTCGAATATTCTTCAGGAACCACAAGGTGCTCAAGCAACGACTGGTGACTTCACTCTTGGTGAAACAGCTGGTGTCACAAGTATCACTTATCTTGGTGAGAGTGTTTCCTCTGAGGATGATCCCAACAGAGCAACTATTCCTAGGGGTGGTTCAATTATTTCTGTTGCATCAACTCCTGGTTTTGGTTTCCAACCTCTTATTTCGGCTGGTGCTTCATGTTTCGTCTCTGGTGGTGGTACAATTACATCAATCGAAATCGGTAATCCTGGATCTGGATATAGAGTTGGTGTTCAAACGGTTCAGGTTGGTATTATCACGACTAATGTTGGTTTCTCAACCGTTGTCAATATTGGTACTGCAACTGTTCAAGATGGTGAGATTGTTGCAATTACTACGTCGTTCTTCGGATCAAATCTCGATCAAAACAATCCACCGTTAGTTGTTATCGACGCTCCTCTTCCTTATTCAAATATTCCACTTGTATATGCTGATGGAACCACTGGAGTGGGTACTGGTGCTAAGATTGATATCAGGGTTGGTCAAGGTTCAAGTATAATTGAATTTGAGATTGTCAGTGGTGGTTTTGGTTATGGAGAGAGTGAAGAACTTAGACTCTCTATAGGTGGAACGACTGGTATTCAAACTACGTCGAGTGCCTCTTTTGATCAGTTTATTCTTACGGTGACGGAGACATATCGTGATACGTTCAATGGATTTACCATTGGTGAACTTGATGTATTTGACAAGTTGGATGATCAGTTTGATGGTACCACGAAGAGATTCCCACTTGCTATTGCAGGTAATTTGTTTGCAATTGAAACTGCAGTCGGATCTGATATTAACATTGCACAATGTCTGATTGTCACTATCAATGACATTCTTCAGGTACCTAACTCCTCTTATAAGTTTAACGGTGGTAGCATCATTGAATTTACAGAACCACCTAAGGTAGGAGACACCTCTAAGATCATCTTCTATAAAGGAACTCCTGGTGTAGACGTTGTTCTTGTCGATATTCTTGAAACAGTCAAGATTGGTGACAGTTTACAACTGAAGAACGATTCTGGAAAGGGTCAAACAATAGGATTACTTCAGGAAGAAAGAATTGTGACAGGTATTACAACTCTGGATACTGTCACTACTTTCGCATATGATGGTCCTGGTATTACAACTAATCAAACTTTAGTTAGACCACTCACATGGTGTAAACAAATTGATGACATTACAATCAATGGTGACTTTGTAACTAAGGACAGAGTTGAGTATGAACCCTCAATCTATCCCGCGGCTTATCTGACTCAATATGTTGGTGTGAATACTCAGAATGCCTATGTTGACACGGTAAGACCTTTCTTCAATTCAAAGAATGAAACTGCACTTCTCGATTACAACGATAGAGTTACTATTGTTGATCAGTCACCTATCGTAGGTGCAATCGCAACAGTCACTGTAAGTGCTGGAGGTTCAGTCACAGGGTTCACAATTAGTAATGTCGGTTCAGGTTATTCGGGTTCAGCTGCTGTGTCTATCTCACAACCAATTGATATTGTGGGTGGTACAAGAGCAACTGCAACAGCAAATATCTCTGGTGGTGGTGTGACATCATTCACTATAACTAATGCTGGTGTTGGTTATTCCGCCTCGAATCCTCCACAAATCCTTGTTGAGGTACCTGAAGCAAGAAGAGAAGTTGTTGGTGTTAATTCTTACTTCGGTGATCAAGGTATTATCGTTGGTTATGCACAAACAACACTCACCTCAGGAACACTTGAACTTTATATCCCTCAAGATTCCTTCATGAGAGATACTAACATAGTGGGAACTGCAGTCACTCTCAGTCAAGTTCAGACTGATGATTTATTCGTCGTTAATCTTTCTAACTTCGGATTATCGACGACTAACAGTGATGGTATTTACAAAGCAACTAAGGCATATGACTTTGTAACTGATTTGACATCAGTTGGTTTAGGAACTACCGCCATTAGAAGAGTTGAGGTGAATACTGTAGGATTTGGTACAACTACAGCTGGATTTATAAGAGGTAAGAACTTAGGTGAGTACACCTGGGGAAGAATTCAATTTAGGAATAGAGTTGCATCTAATGCACTTACATTCACACCAAATGGGTATTCTGGATTGACTACATCCCCTCTGGTTCAAAGGTTCCGACCACTTAAATTTAATAACTATCTAACTTAAAATAAATAAAACATAGAAAAGGATCCTCAGTAGATGGCATACCAAGGTATTAACACTGGCACTACGCCAAATGATGGAACAGGTGATACCCTAGTAGACGGTGGAGTTAAAATTAATAGTAACTTTACCGAGTTATATAGCCTTATTGGTGATGGTTCCACCTTGGCCGTTGGTGTTGTAACGGTCATTACTGCAGGAACAAACGTATCAATCAATACATCAACTGGTAATGTAACGGTATCAGCACCAACCCCAGTATCCATTGCAACTACTGACGTTGACATTTCAAGAAATCTTAAAGCCGCTGGGATTACAACATTAGGTGTGACAACTGTCACATCATTATTAACTTCAGGTATCACAACTTTAGCAAGTCAAGGTGGTGTGACGACAACTGGTGGTGATTTTTATGTTGGTGGTGATCTGTATGTTTTAGATGATGTTGTTTATGATGAAGTGACTGGAAGAAATATCAACATCACTGGTGTTGGTACGATTGGTCAATTGTTCGTTGGTTCTGGTCATTCTGCTGGAACTCTTGATGTTGCTGGTGTATCGACTCTCACTGGTAATGTTACAATGGGTGGTACTGTCTTCTTAGGTGAAGATAAAGCCATAGATTTTAAACAAGGTAAGTTTAGAATTTACCACGATGACAGTACTGGAAATAATATTGATGTTTCAAGTGGCGCATTTAACATTAATGCTGATACACAGATCTTCAATAGTGGAGCTGGAACAACTCAAGTTATAGCAACGAATGCTGACGGAAATTTTGGTACGGAATTATATTACAATAATACAAAAAGACTTGAGACAAAACACGGTGGTGCTGGTGTATTGGGTTACTTCAGAGTAACTGGTATCTCTACTCTTGGAATCGTAACTGGTGCAACTTATTACGGTGATGGATCTAATCTTACAGGAATCGCTGTAACTGCAAATGTCAGTGCAAATACATTAGTGGTTTCTGGTGTATCCACTCTAGGAGTTGTCACTGGAGCGACTTATTATGGTAGTGGTGCAAACCTAACATTAACAGGTGCCGATGGTTCTGGTCTAACTGGTGTAGTGACCACTTTGACTGGTGCCGATGGTTCTGGTCTGACTGGTGTAGTGACTACTCTAACTGGTGCTGACGGTTCTGGTCTGACTGGTATTACCACATTGATTTCGGCTGGTAATAATATCACGGTTACAACGAATGCTGGTATCACTACCATATCATCAACAGGTGGTGGTGTTGGTGTTGGAACTACAACTGTCAGTACAAATTCGCTGGTCGTCTCAGGTGTTTCTACTTTAGGTGTAGTCACTGGTGCAACATACTTCGGAGATGCATCGGATATCACACATTCAAGTTGGACTCTTGGTGCAGATGGATCCACACATTATCAATTTACTGGTCCAGGTGGACTGAGTGCAACTGCCGATCCTGTTATCTACTTAGCAAGAGGTCAGAATTACGAATTTGTCAATAATATGGGTGCTCACCCATTTGAGATTCGTTCTTCAAATGGTGGATCTGCATTCTCAACGGGTGTAACAAATAATGCGGTGTCTAACGGAACTCTGAGATTTGAGGTTCCATTTAGTGCACCAAACTCACTGTACTATCAATGTACATCTCATGCCGGCATGGGCGGAACGATTGTTATCTATCCAAACCTGTTTACGGTCTAAATTAACGTCTAAATAAGAAAAAAGTCCTCTAACAAATGGCTGCGATAATTACTGATCAACTGCGTATTTTGAATGCGAAGAATTTTGTCGATTCTGTACAGGATTCTTCCAACTCTTATTATGCGTGGATTGGTCTTCCAGATGCTCCTGTGTTTCAGAGTGATTGGAATTCTTCTCCACCTGCCCCTAAAGATAGTTTGGATGACTCCAACTATTATTGGGACACTATGATTGCTCTTAAAAAGATCAATAGTGGTGATGTGAGTCAAGTTGTAAGAAAGATTTCTTGGCAGTCAGGTACCACATATGATATGTGGAGAAATGATATTGATAGAGATAATCCTTCTCAACCATCTGGAGCATTCGATATCTATGACTCCAACTTCTACGTGATGAATAGTGAGTACAAGGTTTATATTTGTCTCTTTAATAACGCAAATCCAGAGAATAGCTTTAGAGGTGGTCCTTCTCTCGATGAACCTAACTTCACTGACTTAGAACCAAGAGAGGCTGGAAGTAGTGGTGATGGTTATATTTGGAAATATCTTTACACTATCAAACCAAATCAAATTATCAAGTTTGATTCTACAAATTATATAGCTGTTCCAACAGATTGGGATACCAATACATCCTATCAATCAGTTAGAGAAAATGCTGGAAACAGTGGTCAATTAAAGATTGTCACGATTAGAAATCGTGGTGTTGGTATCGGCACAGCAAACGTAACTTATACAAGAGTTCCTATTCTTGGTGACGGTAGAGGTGCTGAAGCTACAGTTGTTATTAATAATGACTCAAAAGTAGAATCAGTTACGGTGTCTAGGGGTGGTGAAGGATATTCTTTCGGTACACTCGATCTTGAAAGAGGTGGTGTTCCAAATGGAACGATTGCACCAGTGTTTGATGTAATTATTCCACCAAACGGTGGTCATGGTGCCGATATATATCGTGAATTGGGTGCATATAATGTTCTCTCTTATGCTAGATTTGAAAATGACACTCAAAATCCTGACTTTATCACTGGTAACCAGTTTGCTCAAGTAGGTATCGTTAAAAATCCAAAGAACTACAATTCAACAACTAATCTGACAATCGACAAGGCAAGTGCAGTATATGCACTTAAATTGGTTGGAACTGGATATAGTGAGGCAAAATTTACAGCTGACTCATTTATTACACAAACTGTGGGTCTTGGTTCAACGGCTGTTGGTAGAGTTGTTTCATATGATCAACAAACTGGTATTTTAAAATATTGGCAGGACAGAAGAACTGCAGGTTTTAATACTGACGGAACAAAGAATGTAAACCCAACTTATGGATTTGAACAGCTGAGATTCACTGCTGACCCTGTATCTGGTGGTAGTGTAGATATTATTCCTACATCTGGTAATACATTAACAATTGATGCAAATTTTACAGGTGTATCAACCACAATAAATAGTCGTACCTACTACCTGGGTCAAGACTTCACTAAAGGAGTCTCTAATCCAGAGTCTGAAAAGTACTCTGGTGACATCATTTACGTTGATAATAGACCCTCAGTTACTAGATCAGCTTCACAGAAAGAAGACGTTAAAGTTATCTTGCAATTCTAAGAGATATGCCACAGGAAACTAATCTCAATGTCGCTCCGTATTTTGACGACTTTGATCCTCAATCGAAATATTACAAGGTTTTATTTAAACCTGGTTTCCCAGTTCAAGCAAGAGAACTGACTGGTCTGCAGTCTATTCTGCAAAATCAAGTCGAAGAGATGGGTAACCACTTCTTCAAAGAAGGTGCGAAGATTATTCCTGGTGACCTGACTTATGTCAGGAATTTTTATGGTATTCAAATTGAACCAGAATTCTTAGGTATTCCTGTTGGTATCTACCTTGATCAGATTCTTGGTACCACTATCACTGGTGCTACATCTGGTGTTACTGCAAAGGTTGTAAAATATATTACTAATGATGAGTCTGAGAGAGGTGTATATACTCTTTATCTGAACTACGAAAACTCTGCAACTTCAGATGAAGAGGTCAGCACTTTCTTGAGTGGAGAAATTTTATTAACAAGTAAGAATATCACATATGCATCAACCTTTATCTCAGCAGGTGAAGGTTTTGCAACTTCTATCCCTCAAAATGCACCAATTATTGGTTCATCATTCAATATTTCTGAGGGTGTATATTTCTTAAGGGGTTATTTTGTCAATGTAAGTGCAGAAACTCTTATTCTTGACCAA